GCCTCACCAATCTCTTGACGTGACCCTGGATTAAATGGGATTGTTTTTGTCTTAGTTTTCATCACGATAACTTTCGGAGGAAATACATCCTCAAGTGTCTCGCGAATGTTCATACGTTTTGCTTGGATGGTACCATACAACTCCGTGGCAGCTTTCGTGTCAAAGCAAATTCCACGCTTCTCTTGAAGAAGGAGTTCCTGATGCAGCTTGTGTTCGCATGTCAATGCTTTCTCCGAGAATCGTTTCTCAAGCATTTTCTCATACAGGGTTAAAGTAGTGGAGCAATCCTGCTTGTTGTACTCAAGCATCTCATCAGTGAAATGAGTCCAGTCATCATAATGCGTTTTACGGTTCCCTAAGCGCCAACCCCAAGCCTTTAGCTTATGGGATCCAAGCAGCTCATTAGGGAACCCGATACCACGCACTTTGAGTTTCTCTCGGAATATTATATCACGAGCCATAAGGTCAGGGTAAATGGTGCGTGAGGCAACCAATGTATCGAATACCTCACCATTAAAGTTAAACTTATGGAGTTTCTCAAGAACTGGAAAATCATAAGCAATCACATTATGACCAATGATTACGTCACACTCAGAGATAACGTCAAGTGCCTTCTCAATTTCGTGTGGTCTGAAACTGAATCCCTCTTTAGTATCAACGTCAATCATACTAATGCACCATACAGTTGTCACAGTATCAAGTAGTCCATCACTCTCCAAGTCCATAATACATTTTCTCATAGCGTCAAGCCTTTGTTAACAGTTAGATAATGCGCCACGTAGTGCCTTGTCGAATGACATAGGGGATGTTACAGGGCGTTTTGGATGCTCACGTTTTACATCGAAATACTGCTCATTGTCCACTGGAAATGTTTTCACGCAGGTGCACCCACGGTTACAAGATTTCTCGTGACGTGCCGTTGGGCAGCTATGTTTTATCGCTTCAAAGTTTTCAGTTTTCATATTTTAAAATTGGATGTCATCATTAAAAGTGCTGTCCAGTTCAACATAATCAGCGATTGCTGTTATCCTTCCGGTCACTTTACTGTACTCAAGGGTGTCGCAAAGTCCGGTCTCTCCTGTCCAGCGATTCTTGAGTGATCGCAGTTTTGTGATGTTTGGGTTTTCTTTATCTTGCTGGTTTCGTTCGGCAGCAATCACAATATCAGAGATGTGTGCAATTGAGCCGGAGCCTCTGAGGTGCGATAGAGATACTTCAGCGCCATCCTCATGACCTTTCTTTCCCTCAATCCTCTTCAGGTGACTGATAACCAGTAGAGAAAATTGTGCTTCCTCTACGAACGACCGCAGCTCCGTTACAATGTTGTCAATGTTTCGGCGCTCGTCACCATCCGACTGTCCCGATACTACTATCGAGATATGATCAAGGATAAGATGCGTGCATCCACAACCTTTAACAAGGTAGCGAATTTTACTCATAAGGTTATCACTACCAAGGGATCCAAAGTGGTCATAGAGAAATACCTTCCCTGACCCTACTGTTGCATTGAAACCCTCCGTAAGCTCCGCATCAGTTACCTGAGTCTCCTCCAAATGAACAGGCTTATTTAGATACAAACTAATTAAGCCCTGGCTTGTCCGTACTGTTGATTCTTCCAAAGCAATGTAACCTATTGTGGCACCTTGCTTTAGTAGGTGATACGCAATTTCTCTTGCTATTTGAGATTTACCGATACCTGTTCCTGCTGTCAGTGTGACAATTTCACCTAACCGTATTCCACGTGTCAGCTGTTGAATGAGTGGGAAAGGATAAGCCAAGGACTTCTTAAACTTCCTCTCAAGTATCTGCTGGAGTAGGTCGGTACCTGCCACGATACCATCAGGACGGTGGATTTTAGCATTCCACATGGCAGCAATCAGCTCCTGTACTCTGTTAGCTTGGAGCATATCACTGGCATCCTTTAGTGGCAGTGAAGCGATCTTACATTTTCCAGGGGTGAACAGTTCGGAGCATTCAACTGCCGCTTTGTTACCCGCTTCATCATTGTCGAACATCAGAACAATTTCCTCGAATCCCTCAAGCCATTCAAGGGATTCTTGGAGAGCTTTAAAGGCACCATTCGCGCCATTCTTGACACTTACTACAGGCCACTTATTATCCTGAACCTGCGACATAGACATTGCATCTATTTCACCCTCAGTGACAATAACTCTTTTACCCGACGTTCGCCACAAGTGCTGTCCAAAAAGCTGTGCTTCTCGCATAGAACCAAGGACAGTAAAAGTTTTATCTGCGTGTCGAATCTTCTGAGCGCAGAGGTTTCCGTCGGAGTCAAAGTATGAAGCGATATGGCATGGTTTGCCCGCATGTGTTCCTTCATAGTATCGAAATAGATCTGCTGTTCGCGTGCTGATCTTTCTTTTGGTAAGCGATATGGGACGTACTTCCAAAGGTGTCCATTCTTTTTTACCCTTTGCAACTTGTAGCCCGTCCGCCTTTCCGCTTTTTCCTCCCGTGTTAGGTGCATGGGTGTAGGCTGAGCATGAGAAACAAACGGCGTGCCCATCGGAATACTCCGCCCGTGCGTCGGAACTGCCACACTCAGGGCAAGGAGTATGCCGAATAAAATCGCTTTCAGGTAACTCCGCTTCTTTCTTTGGTCTCGCCATTTTAAATCCATCCTAATGCTTTAGACGTTATTGGGAAGTGTGCTTTAAACACCTTCAAAATTTCAAGTGCAATTTCTTTATGTTCTTGCTGAGTACCATGGTCAGTGCGCAACTTCAGATAATGGATCCAACTTCTGACGGAGCCTTTCATATACAGCGTTGTGGTTGCTGCCATCGGTAAGAGGAAGCGTGCGCACTCCTTGGCTATTCCACGGTCAAGTGCTTTGCTGTACAACCGTTGTGTTTCTGTTCGTATATACTTCTGTGCCCATTCAAACCATTCCCTATCATCCTCTGAAAGATTGTCAAGGGAGTTCTGTCGGTTCTTGTCGTCCTGCCGACGTGCTACATACTTCTCAACGCTTTGCACAGTGGAGTACCTTTGAGAGAACTCCTGAAATGTAAAGCTCCTGTGCCGCATAATCTGAGCTGATATCGCCCGTGAAGTTGTGATTTCAACGGTAAGGTCAGCCATTTCAAAGACGCTCCAATGTTCATGTTCCAGACAGTAGAACAAAAGTCGTTGGGGTGCCATTAACTTTTTATCGGACTCTGATGCTGGATTCGATACACGTGCAATGTACGCCATCAAGTGCTCAATACTTTCATAGCCGTGTGGTGCATGTGTCTTTGTAATGTATTTAACATCCATTGTTTTCCTCGCTGAAGATGAATGTAATGTATTCTTTGATTGCTTTCCACTCTTCTATAAGAGCCACAAAAAGATTTGGCATGTTCATTTTAACTCCTCAATCCATGATGTTGGAATATGCTTTTCAGCACATTGAAAACCGTGAGCCTCAGCCCATTCTTTATTCGTAACCTTGGTACCGCACTTTTTACGAACCCGTGCTCCATGCACTGCTGTGTTGAATGACATAAAAACAAAGCGGATGTCGAGGTCAGGATTACAGCGTTTCACTGCAATCATTTTGGTCATATCCTCGGTAAGGAAGAACCCCTTTAGCTCAATATACATACGTTTTGTTTTCTTTTTATTCTCCAACACGATGTCTGGAATGTACTTCCGTTCCACCGTGTATGGTAGATGTTTGTCCTTTGGTTCATATTGGTAAGGTACTTGCGAATCAGTCAGTTCCTTAAGAATTGTGCTCTCAAAGCCACTCCGTGTTTTTTCAACGGATGACCGAATTAGCCCTTTACCTGCAAAAGCCATTAGTAATCACTCCCCGTGGTTTCACCTGTGTCTTCATACGTATCGGTGTCGTCCTTGGTTGTTGTTACAACTTCTTCACCGAACTCTTCTTCATCAAACAGAGAAGCACCATCATCACCTGCCCATTCCTCAAGGGTTTTAACCAACACGGCAACAAGCTGCAAGGAAAGTCCGATTTCCTTTGTGTTTGCCATGTAATACCCTGGCGTTTCCATAGACGATTTTTTACCGACCTCAAAGGCAACAACGATCTCACTACCATTACCGATTTGTGTGGTTTTTGGTAGTGGTGTGCCCTTTCCGTGAAGAACTTTGACGCTCTGCGGATATACTTTACCAGTTGCTTTAGCGACCAGCACGGCTTTACGTTTGAAGTTCATAACGTAATCACCAGTTTCATCACCGTTTTCGTCAAGCTGAGCCTTGAAGGGTGTTGCATTCTTCAGGACTTTTTCAAGTGCCTTCCGTGTTGCCGGTGCCTTCTGACCATTGAGTACTTCC